GTGAAGCAATCAAATAGGTAAAGTCATACCGCGTCACCCATTTGGGGAGTCGGCGTCCATGATTTCTACTTTTGCAAGTGTCTCAAGGTACTTATCCCCAAATAGAGGAACGGTAATTCCTGCGCGTCTTTCGGCTTCCCATGCTAACCAATAGACATCGCTTTGTCTTTCCTCATCCCTGAATCTCTTATGAAATCCAGTTTTGAAATTTTGTTCGAATGCGTACTCAAGAGCAGGTGAAATTTCGTAATCTAAAACATCACCTGAAGCCTTGGTGACTCTGAGTTTAATCATTTAATCCCCTTAGAATGTACCTGTTGTTGCAACGGCAACAGCGCCGTTAATAGTAAAGGTTACATCCTGCATTCCAATATCTCCAACTCCGCCGTTAATGTCGGTGGTGTTATTTACTAAAATTGAGAATGTGTAAAGTGGGTTGGTTGCGCTAACGGCAGTTCCTTTTTCCTGTAATAGGACGCAGGTAACTGAAGTTCCCCATGCTGCTTGCAAGGTTGCAAGAACATTGGCTGCGGCGGTGTCATTTAGGAATGAGATCGTCACGCTTGAGGCTTCCAAGCCCTTAACGAATTTGTGACCTGTGTCACCCATTGCGGTAACTTCAAGTTCATCGAATGTGCGGTTTAATGTGACGGCGGTCACATGATCGGAAAGGTCGATGGTTGCAATCTTTACGCCGACCTTGTTGTTTAGAAATACAGCCATTGGTTATTCCTCATCTTTCTTTGATACGGTTTTTGGCTTTTCTTGTTTTGCTACTTGCCCGACTTTTTCAAGCCAAGCCTTGTCCTCGGAAGGAACATCTATAATTTCGCTCATTGTTTAACTCCAACTTGTCATGATTGAGACGGACATATCGCTTGTAAGCATTTCACCGGCAACACCTGACAAAACAGTTGGTGCGGATACATTGCCAACACTTATTTTTAAAGTGGTTGAGGCTGCTAATTTATTAAACACTCCAACAACCATGTCCTCAATGCCATTCAAGTTTCCTTGATTATCTAACATTGGAACGATCATTACTATTTTAAAATTAACCTTAGGTGCAACACTTGAGTAAATGTTATTAGATGGTTCAATGTAAGGGTCATCCGGTTGAACAATTACTGAGTTTGCAATTGGGGTGGCAGGTGGAAAGGCGAATACCTGCCACACCCCAGCGCTTTCAAGCGCCGTCGCAAGTGTTGACCTGAGAGTTGTAACGGCAACTGTCATTTAGCCAACCAAACTGTTTGGTGAAAGATGATTCGCAATGAGTCCTCTGATTCTTGCGGTGAGCGTGTTGCCCATTCTATAAGGACTTGGTTGAAAGTCCGGAGAAATTCCTCCCGCGTTTGACGCTTGTCTTGCTTGCCAAATATCGACCGCAATCATGGCGCTACCTTGTCTAATCTCGGGAACAGTTGCATAATCAACATTGGTTGCCGCAGAAATTGTTCCGTAAGGTCTAACAACTCTTTTAGTTTCTGTTGAGACATGAGTGATGGCATAGGATATTGAATACTCTGTTATTGCTGTTACTGTTTTGTTACCACCGTTATAATGTGCGGCTACATTTTCAACCGTTACTGTTTCGCCTAATTGTATATTATGTTTTTGATCTGTATAAAGAGTTGCTAAAGTAGTTGTGCATTCTCTTGCAATTACATTGTAATCATTAAACCACAAATAGCCTTTGACTATATTTTCGGCAGCCTGACAGACTTCCTCAACAACTGAGTCTGCGTACAAACTTCCAATTCCGAGTAATGTTCTTAACTCTGCCTTGGTCACATAGGTAGCCGGCATTTTTAACCTTTCTTAAAGTAAAGGGGCGAAGGCTTCCAACGCCCCTTCACGCTTGATTCCTGTAAAGGAAAGTTTATGCAACCATCCAACGATAAGCGCCAGCGCCTACCTTTGTTGCAATTGCACCATAACCATAATAAGCAACTGAAATTTGTCCAGTTGAAATTACATTGGTCTCTAAACGGAACTTGCTTGACTCGTACCATGTGTAAGACTCAGGGTTAATCACGATCATTGTGTTATCGCCTGTACCTGTACCATCTGTCAACGCAGTTGAAACACGAAGGTTTAGTCCACCAATGTTTCCGCGGATGTTTGTTGGTGTTAGGTTACCGGAAGCATTTTGAGGATTAATAGTCTGAGTAAAGACTGCTCGGTTTGAGCCATCTACTAGACCCATCAATGCACCCCATTGCTCAGGTGAAACAACAATGTTTTGTGCGAAGCCAAGAGTTCCCTTATAAATAGAAACTGCGGCGTCTGAAATAAAGTCTTGAATGTTTGCGGCTGTAAGTGTTCTGTTGCCACCATCTGTTCCGCCAGCAATTAACGCAGTTCCAACTGCAATGTCAGTCGCTTTAGCGTAAGCAAACTCCATTTGACGAACCAACTCAGCAAAAAACGCTGGAGACGACCTGTCCAATAATTCAACGCTGAATTGCTGTTGACCCGCGTATTTTTTGACATTTACTGACAAGAAGGAAACATTTTGATCAGTATTTGATGGCGCTGCGCCTTCGGCTGTCTCTGCAACTGTTGGTGCTTGAGTTAATTTAGGAATTTCAAAAGTCATTCCAGCATCAGGAAGTGCGGCTGAACTAATGCTATCGATAAACGGTCTGTCAGCATTTGAAAGCGGATTGATAACCTCAGTTAATTGACGAGTAGGAATTAAACCTGCGTTGTCAGTTGTATCTGCCGCCGCGGAAAGATATTGACGGGCTGTATCATCATTAAGATATTGCGCACGAAGTGTATTCTCTAGGAATTTTTCCTTTGTGAACTCAAGGCGTGGCTTTGTGTAAATTGGTGCTGCTACTGTTGGGCGAGAGGCTTCAACCGCAGGGGTCTCAACTACCTCACTTGCAACAGGTGTATCAGGTGTTGTGTTTTCCACAATTTCCTCATTTTCTGTTTTGGTTTCGGTTGGTTCTGCCTCTGCGCTTGACGCAGCGACTGAAGCGACGCCGGCACTTGGAAAAGCCGCAGCCTGAACAAGGCTGACTTCCATGAGACGGGCGGCACTAACTCTATAAATTCCGTTACTGTTTTTTCCTTTTAATACTTCAACTCCGACACTCAAACCGGAACGAAGGTTTTCGCTTGCCTCAATTAGGCTATCAGTTCCCCGAGTTGTATTACTAACTTTAAACTCAGCGTAAATACCTGAGTCATCCTCGTCAACCTTTTTCATTCTACCAATCGGAGATTTTGGGTCATGCTCAAGTAATAATTTAATTTTACTTGGGTCATCTATTTGAATTGAACCTTTTTCAAAAATTACTTTACCGACTGAAGTTTGACCAATTTCATTTTCAAACGGCACAATCTTGCCAGCAATTATCCGACGAGACTCTGAAGCCTCTAAATCTGCACTAAAGTTAATTATTTCCATTGGGTGATAATTCCTCCATTTCTCTTGCTTCCTCAACAGTAATCAAATTGAGTTGAAGCATTTTCTCAATGACTGTTAATCTTTCTAATGGGTTTGCTCTTAAAAATCCGGAGTCCATGTCAAACGCGATAAATTGAGTTTGCGCTGAAAGATCATCCATACTAAAACGCGCCTCTACCGCCGAAACATAAGGTTGCAGAGATAGCGCAACAAATTGACGCCTCTCGTCTTGGACATTGGCATAGGTCATTGAAGTATTTTGGTCAGCGCTAATATAGTAAGCCGGAACATTGCAGAGGCGACTAATTTGAGTTGCCATGTATTGTTGGGCTTCGTTGTACATCATGTCTTTTGGACTAAATGAAGTTGCTTGGTATTCTAAAGACGAAGTTAAATAGGCAGTTGCTCTTTCTGCTCTACTGCGACGCCATGCAGCCAATAATCCCGCGACTTCCTTTTCTCCAAGGTCTGCACCGTTATTTTTTAAAATACCTGAAGGGATTGGAGTTGCTGCGGCGTTTGCTGCGGCTTTCTCTAAATCGATTGCTGCTCTTAAAATTCTTGAGCCGGCATGTAAAATTCCATCAATCGGCGATTGTATTGTGACTAATGAGCCAATTCCGCTCATTGGTCTTTCGCGTCCATCTACGGTGTAGAAATCTACAAAAGTGTTTAATTTATTTAATTGAACTTGAACTCTAGTGTTATTAACAAAATCAAACCTTGCCGGTCTGTTGTCATCTTGGTAAACTTCAGTTACCTCTAAATAGGCTGTTCCGTAGAAAAGTAATGCGTCAACGATTGCGGTTAAAATTACTGTATTAGGTGCAGACTTAGAAAGTTGGTTAACCCAAGGTAAATTTGGTAATTCCTCTTTAGTTGCCTTGGAATAACTTTTTAGTTCCATCGTGCCAATTGTTGTTGCGATTAAATTGCGGCAGCGCATGACGGCGGGAACAGAAATTGCTTCCTCGCGTCCGACTGATTGAAACGGAGTAAACTGAGAATAAAAATTAAACGGGTCAGAAACTACCGGTGGCGCAAGTTGCGCAGTTATTTGAGGTTTAGGCTGTAATCCGATTAAATCGCGAAAAAATCCCATTAGACAATTATAGCACCAATTTAAACATAAATCTTAGGTACTGAGATAGGTTTGCTCAACATATGGACAACCATCGCGGTTGAAATACTAGCAGCGACGCAGCCGGCTGATTTTCTGCGAATGATTCTCCAACCTGCGTCATTTGTTTTGGCTGCCGCATTGTTCATTGAATTTACCCACTCCGGTTGACCTGAATGAATAAGCCTTAAATTGGAAAGACTGTCCGCAAGTTCTCCGCAAGCCTGATAAAACGCTTGACCGCTAACATCTATTAGTTTATGACCTGATTGCTCTAAC